ATCCCCCCGCGCCGCATTCAGACTTTTCGCAAGTTGCGGTGGCCCCGCGCTAATCTTTTGGGCCTTAAAACTGCGCTCGGTGAGAGACCCCTTACGGGTGACATATCCTTCGCAGTCGATTGGGAAAGAAGTTATGACGAACACTAGATGTAGTATATAATCAGTGCGTCGGGTTCCTGCTTTCCGCTTTCAGTCGGGATTTAGGCTTTCTCCAGGGCCACCGACACCTCGAATAATAGACTTTACCCTTGAGACTTGCAAGCCCCTCATGTCGTGAGACACAGGGGCTTTTTTTTTAATGCTTCTCAGAGGGTCTCTCAAGCCACTCATCAAAAGCAGAGTTTGCCTCCTGGGATTCATCCAGGAAGGCCTCAAAATCGCTCACATAAGAGTACAAGGTCATCACGGCATCAATATCGGGCTGGTCCAATAATGAGGCCTCTTCATATATCCATTTACTTAATTCTTCCTGATCTAACATTCTGAATTTAAGTTGCACCATTGAGCCTGTCCTCCTGGACCTTTAGTTGTTCGTTGAGCTCCGCCAGGATCTCTTCATAATCGGTTTTGTATAGCTTGACCGGCTCAGACTTCGTGCGGATCATCTCGTCCACAAAGTCCTTGCCGAACATGTCTATCATGAAAACTGTGTACGCTTGAGCAGCGGTGCCCCCAGATTTCATGCCCCATAGGTTACAGTAGCGGCACTGACTCCATACATTCCTCTGGTCTAGGGACCACTTAGAATGGGCTCGAGGGATGAAGTGACCTCCCTGGAGATCCTTGTAGTGATCCTTCTTACCGCAAGTCACGCATTGGGCGTAGCCGTTATCGTCCGCAGCCTTCATCCTGGTTAAGAGTTGTAGAGCTGTTAAACATTTAGCCTTTATAGCCTTCGATGACACTCTGCATCTCCTCCAGGCGCTGAGACATAGACTCAACATCCATCTGCATCTGGTTAATGATCTGAACGATTTCCATTAGGTCGTCCTGGTCGAGTTCTATAGTAATTTTCATTTGAAAGGAATTCCTCGATCTAAGCAGATAATAGTTTTCTGAGCCCGGCGATAATCGTCAGGCCGCATGCTCCCCATTCTATGCAGGAGCAGTTGAATGCTGAAAGCTTTCTTAGTGACAGGCCAGAGGCGCCTTATAAGAATGATGTCATGAGGAATTATGTAATACTGGGAAGACGAGTCAGCTCTGCTCTCTTCGTCGCTTGTTTCGTGCGCCATGTCTCGAACCTCGTGTCCATTACCTTGATCTGGTGTCTCAGTTTAGCAGATTGGTAAACCGCCGCCTTAATCCCCTGAAGAAGCTCCAGATAGTCCTTATGAGAGTAAGCAAACCTCTCCTGCTTCTGTAGGGCCACGCCAGGGTTATCTGCCTCCGCCTGGGCCATAAGGATAGCCTTAAGACTCTTGCGGTACTCAAGTAAATAAATCCTGTTGGACTCCGCCTCTGCGAACTTCTCCCCCAGTGCTTCTATCTCGCTGAAGTTTTCTGCGCTCAAAGCTTATCTCCACATGTTTTTTTACGATAGGGATCCACTCGCCAGGTACTTGTTGCAAAGCTGCTAGCCTCTCCTCCTTCGTCTTCAACGCTATAATCTCCGCCGCATACTGGCGGGGCCACCGAATTAAAGATCTCAAGAATCACATCTCCCGGTTCTAGATACTGTTTATCGACGACCGTATAGCCCTCGAGGTTCATTACAATAGCGTGAGGCCGGCGAAACGCTTCTGCGCTCCAGGCAGCCTCCTCCATCGCCTCAGACAGCAAATCGAAATCACTCCTTGCTTGCTGCATCCTTAACACCCTCCCGCATAAAAGTTTGATAGCTAACACCCAGAGCACCGCAATACTCAAGTAGTGTGCTGATTTTTACATCGCTCCGGGAAGCAGTGTAGCTAACCATCTGCTTAGAAATCCCGAGACGCCGAGCCAGATCTACTGCCTTGACGCCTCGTTTATCCTGGAGCTTTCGTAAGGTTTTACCAAAGTCCATAGGTCACCTACCAGGGGATATCGTCTGCAAATTCATCAGGCGTCGCCGGCGCAGCGGGAGCAGCAGGGGCTTGAGGAGCACTATCCTGTTGATTCATCTTGGGCCGCAGTTTGTGCTTAAAAAAACCATCCTTGCCATCCTTTGGAGGATACCATCTGCTACCAAGAAAGTAGGCCTTGCCCTCTACATCGATGGTTCCCTTAAAATCATCATGCCAATCTTCTGTTTTTTCGGCCTTTCGTGTGAAGCCAGAATTAGTGTTATCGTAAGGCATTATTACTTCTCCATAGGTTTGTTATTAACATAGTTAAAGCGACACAGTCGTCGCATATCAAGTAATCGTTACGGATCTTGATTCTTTCCATGCAGCATTCGCATGATTTATAGCGCTTCCCTCTTTCAGCCTGTCTGGGCTTCTGATTCATCTGCATCACCATTTGCTGTGCGGAATTTGGTAGACTTTATGATCTCCCGCTCCCTGGTTGTAAAGGGTCCGCCCTTGCTAGGAGCTTTCCAGAGACGACGCTTAACCTCATCATCAAGAGAGAACCATTCCTCAGATGCAGTGCTTAGATCGTCCAGGGAGATTCCTGCCTTGATAGCCAGGATAGAATCTGAATAAGCCAGCATGGTTGTCGTGTTCTCAATGAGGAGCTCGTTAACCTCTTTGTCAGACATGCCGGCCTTCGCTTCGTTCTGCTGAGTGATAGCGTTAGCCACCTCATCTGCTGTAGCGTACTCAGTGCCACCCATCCCGAATGCAGCTAGGCATCTACCAATAGCAGAAGTCTCGCAATTCTCGACGTGCGACGTGCGGTTAATGTTGGTAGACCCACGGACCTCATGTGCGAGCCCTGTAGCAATAATCTTGCCGTCATTACTAATTGACGCCCTGACCACCACGTCATCACCCTCCCATCGGACAATTTCAGTCTCAATGGAAAGATCTGGGTGCTTTGCCCTAAACGCTGATACGCGCTCTGCGACTGTGAAGTATTCCTTGCCGTGTATATTTACTGGCATATAGCCTCCGCACCTTCAGAGTTTATTTGAAGCCTGGCACTGATTTCTTCAGACTCTGCTACATAAAGCTCGTAGATAGTCCTAGAAAATTCAGCTCTTTCTGGGCTTGCCCAGTTATAGGGATTCGGGGCGAAATGCCCGTCGGTCTTGAAGAGATGCTTGGCCAGATCGGCCGGGGATATTTGTTTCATGATTAAGCCTCCAGTTAAGAAGCTTAATTCTATGACCTTATCAGAGGGGAGTCAAACTTTATTGATACTTGCCTGTCCTAATAATCTCGGACAATTCATTTGCTCTATCTCCAACCTGGAGCGCGTATTTACTGTCAAGGAGCTCGTCTGCCGCCAGGTCATAATCACGGCTTTCAAAGGCTCTGATCATGCGACGGAAATGTCTTAACCGAGTATGTCCAATATTAAAGATAAGATTAAGGCATGCGTCCTGGCGCACCGGGTCCATCATCCTAAACCATCCGTACTGATTTAGTTCCTTCTCGAATTTAGCAATATCATTCCGCAGGAGATACATAATCTCGTCTTCGGTGAGAGGGTTGTCCTCAAGGTTCCTTCCGACCCCGATTGTTATCTTGCCGGCGCTGCACTCGTAGGGTAAAGATCTTTTCCCTTCGTGCCTGATAAGCATCTTTTCGAGCTCAGTCTTCATCTTCGTATAGCTCCAAGGATATTAGGAATTGAGCCTGGGCCTGTAATAATCCAACAATGGTATGAACGTCTAAGCCTAATTCCAAAGCCTTAGTAGTCAGCTCTGTCAGCTCCAGATCATACGCACCCATAATCCCATAGTAATCATCTAGGCCGGTAGCCTTGGGAAAGTCCACTACATTATCTGTCATGAGCCTATCCTGCACGGATCGATCAGGGTTATCCCGGTCGTTAGCAGGATTGTAGTCCTTCCTGCGGACCGCGCATACGTCATTGGGAAACTGCAATACCATTTCAAGTCCTCCGCCACTCCCCTGGTTATATCGCCCAGTTGATAGCCATCCTTGAGGTTATTGCTAACCGCGCAGCTCGACGATGTTAAGGAAATCACCAACAACAAGATTGCGGTAACCATCCATCGAGTGATCTGAAACGCTGTCGCCCAGGCCGAAATCAGTCTTAACATAGTCGCGCTCCGGGTTGATTATGGTCCGCCCGTCATTATCAAAGTAAACCATCGTCTGGTTTTGGTCAGGTCTATAACATAGTTTGGGTATTCTGGTAACAACATCGGACCCAGATACAAACGAGATCTGCACTTGCAGGTGCGTCATGCGCTGCTTAGATCGGGCCAAAAAGACATTCGGCTTGCCAAAGCACACCAGGGAAAGGTCAGCAAAGTCCTGGCAACAATGAGCTGAGAGCTCTGCCAGAGCTGCGCCCAGGGAGTGGCCACAGAACACCGTTCGCTTGTTAGGATCCAAAAGTCTTCGGATGCGCTTCCAAACAGACTTGTGAGCCGTCACAAATCCCGCATGAGCCCATCTACGGTTATATCGGTAGGGTAAGGCGGATAAATTAAAAAGCCAGTCCTGGGGCTGCTGTGTGCCCCTGAAGACGACGTAATTAACCTTCTCGCCAATGATTACAAAGGCGGTCGTTGAGGTCCACCAGGATTCAATCCTGATGCAATTAGGGATATCAGAGTAAGACTGTAGCGAGTAGCTTGCAGCCCTCTCTACGCACTCTCTACTCGACGCAGGTAATTTCAATACGGTTCGGTGCTACTGCTACTGCTACCGCCTCACGATTAGCGGCCCTAGACTCAGCCGGGAGCTCGCAGTATTTATTGACCCCATCAGCCACGAACTGAGCCTGGCTGCATGAGGCTAGTAATACCATTGGGATAATAAGTAGGCTTCTCATAATTTCACCTAGAAGTAATTGGATAGGGCTGTTGCGATTGTTGCGAATAATATCCAGAAAATCCTCTCTGAATACCTGCCGCCTATTTTAAGCGAAAGCTCATGAATTTCGGTCTCAATTCGATCGACTTTTTTATCTATATCGGATTGCCTGTTAAATACTGTGACGATCCGTTCCTCAACCCTGGCCAGTTTAATCACTGCGTCCTGGAGGGAGTCGATCTTGTCCTCGAGCCTACCGAGCCTATCTTGCATTTAATTCACCACATTCGCTTGGTCGTATTCTCGAGGGATCTCGTAGGTGCAAGTCATGAGCTTACCTCCCTCTGCCTTGTAAACAATCAGGTCCATAGTGTGCGCTGAATTATAGCCCATACTTGAATGCCAGCGGTCTGGTGGAGCCATGCAACCGTGCTTAGACACGATTACTCCTTCAAACTCCTGCACTGAGGCATGGTGGAAATGGCCCACCAAAAACTGCCTGTGAGTCGTCTCACCCCAATCCTTCGGCATATCCCTGGGCATGACCTGAGCTAGTTTAGCGGCCTTAATCTTGTCCCCGTGGTGTACACCAAGAAGCCACTTATTCCATCTCACATAATGTACGTACTGAGACGATTTTAGCACATTTACCCTGGGCTCTTTTGTAAAATAGGTCTCCAGGATAACCTGGACCGCCAGGCTGGTGTGATCGTCGTGATTTCCCCTAGCGACCACCAGGGTCACGTTGTCTACCTTGCTAAGCATCTGCTCAACGCCGTTCATCAGGACCTGGGCGCACGCTCGAAGCTGGTCCTCGTAAGAGCACGACATATCAACCAGGGTGCCCTTTGTGGTGCTCGCAGGGTTCCCTCTATCGGAATGCGCCAGGTCTCCCAGTGATACCAATAGACCGTTTTTGGCTTCTGGCATCTGTTCTACCAGGGCGCAGATAGCCTCATCTACTTCTCGGGTAGCCTTACCCACATTAAAATCACGGTCCCCGGTCTCTTTTTTAAACGCCAGAGCCCCAATATGCGCGTCACCAATTATCACGCTAGGCATAAGATCGTCTTTACGGACCTTCTTACCCTTAGCTTTTCGCTTTACCGGGATAACACCCTTGCAGAGCTGCTCCACAAAAGCATTAAAGGCTTCTGCCTTCTGAGCCTCTGCGAACGTCCTCCTGGTTTTTAGCCAGGTTTTGTTCCCATCTGGGTCGGCAACGTAGACACTCCGACCGATCACGCTTTCACCTGGTCCAACCAGGTAGGTGCTGTCGAAGTGCTCTGTATAGCCCGCCGCCGCAGCAGTGTTCTTAGTGATAGACACATAGTCGCGCAT